CTTGGCGTAACAAGTCACGCAAAGCCGAACGGGTAACATAAGGTAAACCCATTCTTATTTCCGTCCCACTGGCCCACCATGCGCGTTCAAAATACTTTAGGTTTTTAAGTAAAACCTGATCCTTTTTCTCTACTTTTACCGGCGCATCCTCCTCAACCATGACCACACTAGTTACCGGTTCATTATCCTCGTCAAACCATCCGTTAATAGTCACCTTTTCAAGCCGCATGTGCTTGTCGGGTGCAAGTTCTGAGTCCTTGGCTTTGCGCTGTATAATCTGTATTGGTGTTGACTCTGTAGCGGGGACAACGCTAATGGCTATTTCCAAAGCACCGCGATACGCCGAGGAACCGCGACCATCTTTTTGTGAGTTTTCATCTTTTCCGGTATGGTGTACTAATAATACTGATGTATTAAATTCACGCATCAATAAACCGCACGCATCAATCATGGTTTTAGCGATTTCCGAGGAATTTTCGTCGCCTTTTAGGAACCGGTGTAAGGTATCTATGACTATTAAACGTGGTGTTTCAGGTAGTTTTCTGACAGACTCTAATACTTTGTGATACCCTTCTGATGTATTTAAGTCGCACCCATGACGACTCACATACATATTCATCTGACTGACTTGGTTATATTGTTTCCACGCGGCGATACGACTACGCAATCCGTGATGACCTTCACCTGCCAAGTAAACAACTGTCCCTGGCGTTACTTTGTGGCCTTTCCATTCCTGTAATGACGACGCAATCGTGTTGGCTATATCCAGCACAAAAAACGTCTTACCGCCGCCGCTGGGGCCGTGAACCATTATGAAAGCCTGATCCTGAACCCAATCCTTAACCAACCATTTGATAGGGGCGGGTTGTTGGCTAAATTCATCCGCGTGAATTAACCATTCATCATCATCGGATGGTGGATTCAGTAAACCAGCCAAATCATGACCAGCTTGCGCGTAATCGTTTGCATCACCGATTATTGGTGGGATCACTAACCGCGCACCAATCTCTGTAGCGGCCTGCTCTGCGTATTTCTGGCCGGTTCCAGATTCATCGTTGTCGCCGACAATCACAATGTTCTGCGCTATGCCGTATCGTTCGCGCATGAAACGCGCCACGTGAACCACATTCGACGCGCTGTAAGCTATGACGCACGCTTGCCCGGTACACTCGTAGATTGTCGCTGCCGTAGCGTAACCCTCAGCTATATATAAAGAATGACCAATCTCACCGATGATCCAGAACTTACCGCTTGTTGCTCCGCCGGTATGGAATAACTTGCGCCCCACATCGTTAATGTATTGGAGTGATGAAAGTGCGCCGTCATCGCTGTACAGCGGTGTCATCAACCGCCCTGCGCTGTCTACGCGAGCGCCGTGTGGCTGGATGCTTTTGGTTTGCAGGTAGGGATGATCGGGTGACGCACCAAGGCCGTTTGACCATATCGTTTCAACAGTTTCCGCCACGTTTTCCTGTTGTTTCTTGCGTTCCTCATCTCTTATTCGCTTGGCTTCTGCCATTCGCCGCGTTTGCGCCATCTGTTCAGCAACGGTGAGTTGTCTGCCGACATTGGCTACCCAAGATTGCTCATGCCCTGCCCGCCAACAACCGAACCGGCCAGCGGGTACACCATCATTAAAAGCTATGTACCAACCTGATTTATCGCCCTGTCCTGGCGTTCCTTTGGTGCCGCTTTTAAAACGATGCAGAGCGCCGTCAATTTGTATGTAATCGGGTGGCTCAAGCCCTGCGCGAATGATCGCATCACGCAACTGATTTTCAGGTGTATCAAATACTTGCGTTGGTGGAGACCATGCGCCGCCAAGGATGTTAGTTAAGTCCGCCATTCTATGTACTCATCGGGTGAAAAAGTGTTGACATGATACGCTGCAACCAGCACAATACAACCACTCCCGAAACTCAACGGGCGGGAGTGCCGCTAACGCCGGTGCCAGAAGAAAGACTCTGGGAGTGTCGCCGGTGTTAGCAACTAACAACAACACTCCCTACGCCTCTCCACGATGCGCACCAAGAGAGTTACTGTTTGGGCAATGTCACGCCGCACCTCACGCGTGATCTGGTTTTCCGCCAAGAAAATTGTCCAGATTGCGCGGGCAAAGCCCAAAACGTAAGCCGACCGCGTAAGTGTCGGCATCCAACGCTACAACCAGCATTGTGCTGACCGTAGCAATAACACATAGGAGCCTTATGGCTATCAAACTTAGACGCACCGACGGGTTGTGTGCCAACGGTGTAAAAATTTTAATTTTTGGCGCTGCCGGATCGGGTAAAACCACGTCTATCGCCACACTTCCCGCGCCGGTTATTCTTTCGGCCGAGGGCGGCTTGCTTTCTCTCGCGGGAGCCGACATTCCGTTCATCGAAATATCTTCAATGGCGGATCTGATGGAAGCCTACACATGGCTTACCACCTCATCTGAAGCCAGCGGCTTTGAATCGGTGGCGCTGGATAGCATTTCGGAAATTGCGGAAGTGTGCCTTAACACGGAGAAAAAGGCCACCAAAGACCCGCGCCAAGCATACGGCGCGATGCAAGAGCAAATGACTGATTTAATCAGGGCTTTTCGTGACCTGCCTGGTAAGCATGTGCTTATGACGGCTAAAGTTGAAAAGTCTCAGGATGAAATGGGGCGCATGCTTTACGCTCCGTCTATGCCTGGTCAGAAGTTAGGTCAACAACTGCCCTATTTCTTTGACGAAGTGCTGGCGCTTCGGGTTGAGCGTGACGCTGACGGCAATACTCAAAGGGCGTTCATGTGCGATTCGGACGGCATGTGGACAGCTAAAGATAGATCGGGCCGTCTTGAAGCATGGGAAGCGCCGAACCTCAACGACATTATCAATAAAATAGGTGGGAAATGAGTATAGAAAAACTGAGCCAAGAATGGCTCATCGCTAAGGCCAGCGAAAAGGCCGCCACGCAAAAGCGCCGGGCGATTGAAGATGACCTAGCTAAGGCCATGCGGATTCAAGAGGACGAAGAAGGAACCGTAACGCACAAGGAAGGCATTATCATTATTAAGGCGGTTTGCAGGATGAACCGCAAGATAGATGACGAGCGGTTGCTTGAGATCGCCGCCGAGCATGGCTTGGCGGATCACTTGGCTACCCTGTTCAGGTGGAAGCCTGAACTATCAATGACGGCGTGGAAAGCCGCAGATCACACCATCACCGATCCCCTTTTGGATGCCATTACAACAACGCCAGGGCGTCCCAGTTTTACCATTACAATTAAGGAGTAAACATCATGCTATTAGATGAATCATTTGACCTTGACAGTTTACCAGTCAGCCGACCATCATTTGATCCGCTTCCGGCCGGATGGTACATGGCTTCCATTATTCTTGCTGAAATACAACCGACAAAATCGGGCGGCAAGATGATTGCATTGAGATACGAAATAATTGGGCCTACGCACGCTGGCCGCATTGTGTTTAACAATCTCAACATTAAAAATGCTAATCCAAAATCCGAGGAAATCGGACGGCAACAACTGGGTGACATTATGCGTGCAATCGGCCTGTCACGCTTGAGCGACACTGATGATTTCATCGGCGGTAAACTGAGCATTAAGGTTCAGGTTACGCAATCTGAGCAATACGGGGCTGGCAACGATATTCGCGCTTGGAAAGCAATAGAAGGAAGCGCGATACCACGTCCAACTATGCCGACAAGTGCGCCAACGCAAACCGCCAGCACATCATCGCCGCCTTGGGCAAAGAAATAACATAACCAACATAGCCAAGGATGGCTTTTATACAGGGTGAGAACATGAAATACGATGAGTTCATACAACAAAAAAGACAACATGAAATCACAATTGGACACGCGCCAATTGCGTTAAACAACAACTTGTTTGACTTTCAAAAATATATTACCGAGTGGGCCGTTAAAAAGGGCCGCGCTGCTATTTTTGCCGACACGGGACTAGGCAAAACAATCATGCAAACGTCGTGGGCCGATGAGGTTGTGCGGCATACAGGGCAACGCGTGTTAATTGTTGCGCCATTGTGCATCTCGTTACAAACAGTCAACGAAGCTAATAAATTTGGGATTGACATTCAATACTGTCGAAATCAACAACAAATACAAAAAAACATCATCATCACAAACTATGAAATGCTTGATAATTTTGACATTTCTACTTTTGGCGGAATAGTTCTTGATGAATCCAGCATCTTGAAAAGCTACATGGGGAAAACCAAGCGTGCATTGATTGAGTTGTGTCAGCCGGTGCCGTACCGATTAGCTTGCACTGCTACACCATCGCCTAACGATTACCTAGAACTTGGCAATCATGCGGAATTTTTGGGGATCATGCCAAGCAATGAAATGATTATGCGGTTTTTCCAAAACGACACGATGGAAGCCGGAGCATATGTGTTGAAGCCGCACGCGGCTACTAAGTTTTGGGAATGGCTGGCGTCATGGGCAATGTGCATTAGCAATCCGGCTGATTTAGGTTATGACGGAAGCGCCTACAATTTGCCGTCATTGAATCAAGAATTTATTAGAATCAACACTGACGACTTGCCGCCAGCCGAAGGGGAATTGTTCAGGAACGTAACGATAAACGCGACTAGTGTACACAAAGAGGGACGTTTAACGGTTGATAAACGCGCCGTTAAGGTGGCTGAATTGGTCAACAATTCAGATGAGCCATGGCTCGTGTGGTGCAATACAAATTATGAAGCCGATGCGTTGAAGGGTTTGATTCCTGATGCCGTTGACGTGCGCGGATCGGATACCATTGACAAAAAAGAACAATCATTGCAGTCATTTATTGACGGAAAAACAAGAGTATTGATTACTAAACCGTCAATCGCTGGCATGGGATTAAATTTCCAGCATTGCAGAAATATGGCTTTTGTTGGTTTATCGTATTCTTACGAAAACTATTACCAAGCAATTCGTAGATGTTACAGATTTGGTCAAACTAAAGAAGTTCACAGCTACGTCATGGCCGCTGACTCTGAAAGTTCAATTCTTGCAATTATCAAAGCAAAAGAACAAAAGCATAACGAAATGAAAGAAGCCATGGTTGAGGCCATTGCAAACTATCACAAGAGAGAAACTCAAATGAACGACGTTGCATACTTTGAAACTGTTCAATCAGACAATTGGACTGTGCACCATGGCGATTGCGTTCATGTTGCCAAAATGATTGACAGCAATTCTATTGGGTTTAGCGTGTATTCGCCGCCGTTTCCTAACCTGTATATCTATTCAGATTCAGAATATGACATGGGTAACAGTACCGATGACGGTCAATTTATGGAGCATTACAGCTACCTAGCGGAAGAATTGCACAGGATAACAAAACCAGGACGATTGACCGCTATACATTGCAAGGATTTGCCGATGTACAAGGGCCGCGATGGTGCCGCCGGTTTGCGCGACTTTCCTGGTGAAATTATAAAAATGTATGAATCAAAAGGATGGCAATATCATAGCCGCGTGACAATTTGGAAAGATCCTGTGATAGAAATGCAACGCACTAAAAACCACGGACTTTTGTACAAGCAGTTGTGCAAAGACTCTAGCGCATCGCGTCAGGGCATGGCTGACTACATAATCGTCATGAGGAAATGGGCAGACGAGGAAGATTGGGAAGCCGTTACGCGAGGCAAAGAACGGTTTTTTGATTACATTGGATCAAGTTATAACGCTCCACAAACAAAAGATTGGGGACGCGCTAGAAGTGAAACCGAAAAACAAAGATTGTATTCGATTGCTGTTTGGCAGCGTTACGCTTCGCCGGTGTGGTTTGACATAGATCAAACTAATGTGCTGAATTACAAATTAGCAAAAGAAAAAAACGAAGAACGTCATATTTGTCCTTTGCAGTTGGACGTGATCGAGCGGTGTGTTGAGTTGTGGTCTAACCCTGGCGATTTAGTATTCTCGCCTTTCACCGGAATTGGTAGCGAGGCCTATGTTGCATTAAACATGGGACGTCATTTTGTTGGCGCTGAATTGAAGAAATCCTATTTTGACATAGCGTGCAAAAATCTTGATTCAGTGAAGTTAAAAGAAAAACAAAAGGATTTATTCTAATGCAAATACCTGAACCAGAAATTACGCTGGCCGGTTTGATTGACCAGCATCATGCCGATACGCAATCACCGCCGCGCCCGCACATGGGTTGCTCAATCTTGGGCCATCCTTGTGACCGCTATTTGTGGCTGTCTTTCCGCTGGGCGGTTATTGAAAAATTTGACGGACGCATATTAAGGTTGTTTCGTCGAGGCCAACTAGAGGAATCAATTATCTTGCAAGACTTGCGTGCCGTTGGCGTAAAAGTCAGTGATCGCCAATCATCGGTTGACTTTGGCTGTCACATATCAGGAAGCGTGGACGGTGTTATAACCGCCGGCGTACCGGAAGCACCGCTGAAGTATCACGTTTTGGAGTGCAAGACGCACAGCAAAAAGTCATTTGATGACTTGCAAAAGCATGGCGTCGAAAAATCTAAGCCGCAACATTACATACAAATGCAACTTTATATGCTTGGGTTAAAGATTGACCGAGCGTTGTATTATGCGATATGCAAAGATAATGACGAAATCTATACAGAAAGATTGCGACTTAATAAGGAAATAGCACAAAGGTATATAGATCGCGGTAAACGCTTGGTGCAATCTGACCGTATGCCGGAACCAATGAGCGTTGATCCTAGTTGGTATATTTGCAAAATGTGCGCGGCGCATGATTTTTGCCACAAAAGCCATACAACGAAGGAAGTTAATTGTCGGACGTGCTGTCATTCAACAGCAACAGACAAAAGCACCTGGACTTGTGCCAAGCATGATAATTCTGAGATTCCTGTTGAGTTTCAGCGCACAGGTTGCGAGTCTCATTTATTGCATCCTGATTTGGTGCAATGGAAAATGATAGATCACAGCGAGCATGAATTGACGTTTGAAGTTGACGGAAAACCAGTGCGTAACGGTGAGCCTGATGCGTTTGTTTTTTCTAGCCGTGAAATACTTGCAAATCCTGGCGCGTGCGCTAATCCTGACACTACTAGCGAGTCAATCCGTGACGTGTTGAATGGGAGGGTAGTTGGATGATGCTGCGCGATTACCAACAACGATCCATAAACCAACTTTATGATTGGTTAAACCGCAATTCAGGTAATCCCTGTCTGGTCTTGCCAACCGGTGCGGGCAAAAGTCACGTTATAGCCGCGCTATGTAAAGATGCGTTGCAATCGTGGCCTGAGACCCGCATCCTGATGCTGACGCATGTTAAGGAATTGATAGAACAGAACGCGCAAAAGATGCGTCAGCACTGGCCTAATGCTCCCATGGGCATATATTCCGCCGGTATGGGGCAGAAGATATTAGGAGAACCCATTACGTTTGCAGGAATTCAGTCAATAAGAAAACATGCCGATCAAGTTGGGCATGTCGATTTAGTAATTATAGATGAGTGTCATCTTGTAAATCACAACGATGAGGGCGGCTATCGGACATTTCTATCGGACATCTATCGGACAAATCCTAATGTGAGGGTGATAGGATTGACCGCTAGCCCATACAGATTGGGACATGGCTATATTATTGAAAAACCTGCTATTTTTGACGAATTGATTGAACCTGTGACAATTGAAGAGTTGATAAACAAGGGTTATTTGATGCCGCTACGATCAAAAGTTAC